AGAGATTATGAATGAAGATGTTAACAGTCGTGTAGAAGATTACGGATATAAAGTAACAGATTATCATACAATTCCTCAGTATAGGTCACAGTATTGATGAGTAAATTACAGTGGACAGTATTCACATTTACTGGTATAATATTCATAGTAAGTGTGAACGTATGGGCAGCAAAGAGAGATCATAAGTTATTAGAAGCATATACACAATCGGAAGTTATATACAAACAATTACCAGTAATCCCTTATTCTGAATCACAATGAACACAAACGAATTACAATCCTATTATGCAAAACAAGCAGTAATAGATAGAAACGAAACTCAAGGATTGTCTGTACTGATTAACACTTCCAGAACACAAGATGATTACCGTAAGTGTTATAAACCATATAGAACATTAAACAATTACTAATAACAATGGAAGACGATTACCAGATGACAGTATATGAATGGAATGAAGATTTCTATAAAGAGATAATCAAGGATCATAATTTCAGTTTCGGTAAGTTTAACCCAATCAATTATCCGTTTCAAAATGAACAATCAACAAACAGAATCACTCCAAAAGGATATTAGCTATTGCATTGATATCCTCGGACTAAATGATAATCAAATTGGAACATATCTAAGGTATTGTGAAGAATTAAACCTAACCAGTTGTGAATACTTACATGAAGAATTTGCAGTTGGAGATGATAACGAAGCAGACATATTTGACCCTGATTACTTGAACATAAACGAGGTAAATCGTCTATACTATAATAACATAGCAGAGGGGTAATATGCAAACAAATATACAACAATTAAGGGATAATATGGTAAAAGATCTATACAGTTACTTCGATAACATACGTGAAGATAGTAACATTGAAGAGGACGTAATCCATGTAGTTGAATCACACTTTGAGAGGTACAGAATGAGGGGTAAAAATATACTCTAAATAGTAGGTTTTCCACAATAAGTGTTAATAATCTGTGGAAAACTATGCTAAACCTGTTGATAAATAGTGAATTAAATATAGGTGGGTTGTTTATATCGTTTGAGAGATTGTGTTTAAAGGTGTTAGATTAAGCGAGGATTAGAGTCATTTTAAGTACTCATTTTGTTGTTATCTTAGCGAGCATTATATCACAAACGCTCCCAAATTGTCAATCCCTCGGTAATATTTTGTAGGAGAAGTCCGTATGGCAGTTTATAACACAAATGTACTATAAATATCCTATACTACTTGACAAAAACGTTCAGGTAATGTAGAATACTAAGTAACACCCCCCACCCTCTAATCCCATGACAGTTTCTAACATTTACGGGCAGAAGAGTAAGTATAGAATAACTCTGGAATTAGACGTGCTAGATGACTTTAACCCTAGAGATATTTCGTGGGAGAAAGTATTTGATTTGCAGGACAATGAGAGCGTAGAAAGTGTTATCGAAGAATTGAACACTCCTGTCAGTTGGTAACAATGGGGAACCTCTAAATTGTCCTTATAATGTAGAGACCAATTCACTCAAGTCTTTAAAAGGTTAGTGATACTTAAGTAAACCTAATTACAGTCTTTATTATGTCAAACAGTACCACACAGTTTGTATCAGTGAACTTTGCGGAATTCCTCTTGGAAAATGCAAACAATGGCAATGAAATCTTATCAGTCCTCGATGATATTGTAGAGGGTGCAGATACAGTGCTATAAGTAACAGTTAGTCAGTGATAATATGTTAGGGGTTTGTGTTACTTAGTGGTTACACAGTTGTTGACACAAACCTCAATGCATGTTATGATGAGTTATAGACAGTCAAATGGCAGTTATATGCGGTTACGTTGTTATCGTTGCGTCGGGCGTTGCGTATATAAAAAACGATAGAGACCCTAACCTACAGAGGTGACAAATCGAGAGAGAGATATAGAGATATAAAAAAAATTCCGTGGTATATAAAAACGCCATGTGGATTTCATACTATATAAAAAAATTGCCTTATAAGATTTTGGACAATACCACTTATCACATCTATGCAAAGGATAAGGTATTGTATTGTAATCTAGATGAAGAAGATTTTGAAGAGAAGTGGGAACTACTCCAAGTGATGGTGGGACTACTTAAAACATCTTATACAGAGAGAGACTTATCATATATTAAGTTAGGACCAAAGTGTGGTGTGGGAGGACCAGGAAAGATTGTACAGAAAACCCCCATGTGGGAAGAGGATTCTTATTGACATTGTGCTACATACCTAGTATAATTGAAGTGTAGCTACTAGGAATTATGGCAAAAGGATTTACAGTTAAAGCAAATAAACCAGCGACTAAAACAGGTGACTGGGATATTGCAGCTATCAAAGAAAGAATGAAAGGGAAGACCGTTGTGTTTTGTCTTCCAGGTAGGGGAGTATCTTACATATATCTGAAGAACTTTGTGCAGTTATGCTTTGACATGGTTCAGAACGGTATGTCCATCCAGATCTCACAGGACTACTCTTCTATGGTAAACTTCGCAAGATGTAAGTGTCTCGGAGCAAATGTATTACGTGGACCAGATCAGATACCTTGGGATGGTAAACTAGAATACGACTATCAGTTATGGATTGACTCGGATATTGTCTTTGATACTAACAAGTTCTGGCAGTTATGTGATATGGCAATTCCTGCTGATGCTGTCTCTGAAGATGGTACAGTAGATGACACTAAGAAGAAGCAAATCGTCTCAGGATGGTATTGCACAGAGGATGGGAAGACTACATCTGTCGCACACTGGTTAGATGAAGATGACTTCCGTAAGAATGGGGGAGTTATGAATCACGAAACCATTGAGTCAATCAGTAAGCGTAAGAAACCATTTACTGTAGACTATGCAGGTTTTGGGTGGTTGATGATAGAGAAGGGAGTCTTTGAAGATGATAAGATTAAGTATCCTTGGTTCGCTCCTAAGATGCAAGTCTTTGAGTCTGGTAGTGTTCAAGATATGTGCGGCGAAGACGTATCGTTCTGCTTAGATGCAATGGATGCAGGTTTTGAAATCTGGTGCGATCCTCGTATTAGGGTAGGGCACGAAAAATCTCGTATTATCTAATGACAGATAAAGCAATCGTTGAGTGGATAGAACACCACTTAGATAAGAAAGAGACTAATGATCTTTGGGATCTACAAGCAGCGATTCTTACTGAACTCTCGAAGCGTGACTCGGTTTCATATCGGGTCCGTGCCTCGGATAGTTCGGTCAGAGCGAAACTCGATAATAACGTCTCAGAATGGGACGATGACAATGTACACGATTCAGAGGGATGTTAAATGGCAAAAATGTTTAATGCTAATGGTATTGAAACAGTAGAATCAAAACCGAAAAAAACTCGTCAAGGAAATGGAAAGCATACCAAATATGCGTCTTCCTCTCGTAATAGTGCCGCAAAAAGAAGAAGAGGGCAGGGTAAGTAAATGGCAGCACTTATTTGTAATCTACCTTCTTATGAGGTATGGGTTAGAAAGGAGTACTTAACAGATCATACTAGTGGTCATGGCGAATTTGTAAAAGGCGTTTGGGTGTCGTGTAAATCGATACCTGGACGTGCTTTTTATTTTGAGACCTACCTACCCGAATATGGGGCAATGTATGACAAGTTACCTATATCTGCTTTTCTAAGTGAACCAGAGATACCAGATCCCGATATGACTCTACATAACCTACAGTTCTGGAATTGTATGGATTATGGCGTTGTAGCAGTCCAAAAGCAGTTTATAGGGTCAATGCACTTTGAACTCTATACAAGGGACTACGGGAACCAAACAGGGACGTATATATGTACATTGGATAACTATCACCAAGACGTAGATGCTATTGATTACTCTACTAGTGAGAATCCAAGTGAACATAAATCACATAACCTTATTGAGCTAGATAATGGTCAATTCGCATTATATCCAAATAATAGAATGCGTATCTATGATAATAGTCTAACACCTAAAGAACCATTGAATCCTGATTTTAAAGTATCAACTGTATACTATCAGGTTGAGAATGGACATGATAGGGATGGATTAGGTAGTGAAGAGAACTACTTCTGGAAAACAGCAAAAGAAAGAGATGCAGATAAATAGAATGAGCTCTTAGTATACTTATGAACGACTTTTTGGATAATTTGGGTAATGATCAGCATCAAAAAATGCTCCGTGAGATAGCAAATGACGGTATAACACCTAAAAAAACTGACCATAAGGTAAATAATGACCTATATGAGGCAGATGGATTGGATTATGATGATGAACTTTATAAATCTTGACTAAATAATAAGATAGTAAGAGTATTTTATAATGCCTCTAGAAAGAGTCAGTCAAGGTTTTAAGGATATTAGTATGACTTTTCAGTCTAATCCACTGAATGGTGATATTATTGGAATTAAAAATGAAAATGCTATTGCAAGATCCGTAAGGAATATAGTATTTACTCTTCCTGGTGAAAAACCATTTGATCCTGATTTTGGGTCAAGGATATATAAAACACTTTTTGAAAATCTTGATAATATTTCTGCATCGACTATTGTTGATGAAATAGAACAGTCAATTAGGAACTATGAACCCAGAGTCGAGTTAATCGATGTTCAAGCAGATCCTAATTTTGAAGAAAACTCATATGATGTAACCATAATATATGAAATCATAGGAGCAGACGTTCCGCAGCAACAATTACAATTCGTTTTGCAACCAACTAGGTAAAATGCCACTAGTAAATTTCTCTAACCTTGATTTTGATCAGGTTAAAACAACACTTAAAGATTATTTGAGGGCAAACTCTAAGTTTACCGATTATGATTTTGAAGGTTCTAACTTATCTACTATTATAGACCTTCTGGCATATAATACTTACATCACTTCGTACAATGCCAACATGGTAACGAACGAAGTATTCATTGATAGTGCGACTTTACGGGAAAATGTGGTATCGTTAGCAAGAAATATTGGATATTTACCTAGATCAAGGACTGCATCAAGGGCATCGGTTAGTTTTTTCGTAAATGCGTCAAATATTACCCCTAGACCATCAACTATAACACTTCAACCAGGTCCAGTAGCAGCAACATCGGGGTCTTTTGGGAACCAATCTTATGTTTTTTCCATCTGTAACCCAGTAACACGACCTGTAATTGATGGAATTGCTAATTTTGACGATATTATACTCTATGAAGGAACACTTTTAAAGCAAAATTACACATTTACCTCTCAGAACCCAAATCAAAGGTTTATTTTACCTAATATAGGGGTTGATACTACTCTAATTAAGGTTGAAGCAGGTACTACTAACCAAAAATTCAGATATTCTTACCAAGATAACCTCTTTGACATCACTAGTGACTCAAAAGTCTTCTACATTCAAGAAGTAAATGATGAAAGATATGAAATATTCTTCGGAGATGGTGTTTTTGGAAGAAAATTGCAAGAAGGTGAAGAAATTGATATAAGTTATATTGTCTCTAATGGCGAAATGGCGAATGGTGTTAATCAATTTACCTTTAGTGGTAGGTTAACGTATATACAGAATGATGGTGTTCATAATGTTACTAATGGTATTTCATTGTTAACAACAGGGTCAAGTGGGTCTGGTGGTGAAGAGATTGAAGGAGTTGACTCTATTAAGAAGTTTGCACCTAGAATCTATGCATCTCAGAACCGTGCATTGACTGCAAGTGACTATGAATCACTAATTCCAGCAAAAATTTATCCCGAAACAGAGTCAATTTCTGTTTTTGGAGGTGAAGAACTGGTTCCACCTCAGTATGGTAAGGTCTTTATCAGTATAAAACCAAGATTTGGTGATTTTTTACCTAATTTGGTCAAAGAGCAGATCAAATTGAAGCTTAAGAAGTATTCAGTAGCAGGAATTGTTCCAGAAATTCTTGATTTGAAGTACCTTTACCTTGAAGTTGATTCAAAACTCTATTATAACAGTAATTTGGTAGGAAATGCGGAAGAAGTTTCTACAGTTGTCTCAAATAATGCAGCAAAATATGCAGATTCGTCAGATTTGAACAAATATGGAGCAAGATTTAAGTATAGTAAGTTCCTAAACATCCTTGATCAGAGTCAAGAGTCTATTACATCTAATATTACAACAGTTCAGATCAGAAGAGATCTTAGATTGGTGACAAATTCCTTTGCTGAGTACTCAGTTGGGTTTGGAAATGCCTTCTATATCAAGAGTATGGATGGTTATAACATCAAATCTTCTCCAATTAGGGTTGCAGGACTTGATTTTGACGTATATTTGTCGGATGTTCCAGATTCAAACAGAGAAACTGGTTCATTATTCCTATTTTCTATACCATCTCTCAATTCAACATCACCTTCCATAATAAGGCGTAACGTTGGGTTTATAAATTATACTAAGGGAATAGTTACATTGAACCCGATCAACATAACATCGGGCAAACTTAAAGATGGTCAGGCAATTCTTGAGATCTCTGCTTGTCCTAAATCCAATGACGTGATTGGATTACAGGATTTATATCTACAATTAGACATAAGCAATAGCACATTTGAACCAATCGTTGATGAAATATCATCAGGATTAGATCCAGCAGCATCGAACTACATTGTAACCTCTAGTTATCATAATGGATCATTGGTTAGAGAGGGTGGTGCTGTAACAGTAACTACTACAGCTACAGGAACTTCAAGAACATCCACAGAAACTACAGGGACTACTACTAATAATAGTATAAACACAGGTTCTACAGGAGCAACTTCTTCTTCATCATCATCACCATCATACTAAAATAAATGATATCCACCACAGATAAAAGAATACAGTTTAGTAATATAGTTGAAAATCAACTTCCTTCTTACGTCAAGGAAGATTATCCTTTAATAAATGATTTTTTAAAGCAATATTATGTTGCTCAGGAGTTTGATGGTGCTCCTGTTGACTTGATTCAGAATATTGATAGGTATATTCAACTCGATAATAATACAAATTGCGTATATACTGCTAGTTTAGGTGTTGATGTATCAATTACTGATACTAATATTGTTATAGATTTACTGGAAACACCTGAAGGAACCAATGGATTCCCTGATTCATGGGGTTTACTTAAGATTGACGATGAAATTATAACATACGAAAGCAAAACAATAACAACTTTTGAGAATTGTCATAGAGGATTTTCTGGAGTTACTTCATATGTTAATGAATTAGATGCAGAAAATTTAGTTTTTAATACTTCTGATAGACAGGCACATTCAAAAGGAACTGAAATACAGAATTTAAGTGCATTATTCTTAAAACAATTCTTAATTAAGACAAAGCAACAGATACTTCCTGGTATTGGTGAGAGAGATTTAACACCTGAAGTTAATCAAAATGTCTTTATTAAGCAAGCAAGTGACTTTTATTCATCAAAAGGTACTGATAAGTCATTTAAAATACTCTTTAAAGCACTTTATAATCAAGATGTAGATGTTATAAAACCTAGAGATAACCTTCTCACACCATCAAATGCTCAATATAAGGTTGCAGATCACTTTATAGTTGAAAGTGTTTCTGGAGATCCTTCAGAATTAAGCACTGCTACCTTATTCCAAGATACTTATAGTGATACTATCACTAAAGCATATGCTCCGATCACCTATGTTGAGAAAGTATCTACAGGAACTGCTGGTGTTGCTAAAACTTTTTATAAACTTGCAGTAGATTCTGGTTATAGTAGAAGTGGAATGACCGATGGTGCAATCTACGGTGAGTTTTCAGTTCACTCTAAAACTAGAGTAATAGGTAATGTTGGTGTAGGAACTACCACTTTAGATGTTGATTCTACTGTAGGTTTCCCAAAAAATGGTGAACTATCAATACAATACAAAAATCTATCTGTTGGTATAGTATCTTACAGTTCAAAATCATTAACTCAGTTCTATGGATGCACAAATTTAAATGGAACTATACTTGATGGTACTGACGTTGGTATAAACACGTATGCATATGGATATTCTTCACAAGATCAGTCTAAAGTTATTAAGATAAGAATAAATTCTGTTATTAACTCTATAGACTTTGATAGTTCTGCATATGGATATAGTGCTGGTGATAAAGTTAAGATCAATACATTAGGTATCGGTGCTACTGGATTTAAATCTCATAATTGGTTTTATAATGGTTGTCCTGTCTATAATGTAAAGAGTTTCTCATTAGTTGATGCATCTGACCAAACTTGGGAGATTGTATTAGATTCAAATCATTTTTTCAGAAAAGGTGATTCTGCAATACTTAACGGTAGAGACAGTTTTCCTAAAAATTGCGAAATAGCATCTGTTTCTTCAGATAAATCCTTTGTTATAAGTGGACAAGGAGCACTTAGTGCTTCTGATGTTTATAACATTAGAAGAAGTATATCAAAAGCAGTACCTAGTGGTAGTAATGCAATTGGTGTAGGAATATCTGTATTCTCTACTGATGTTCAAAACACTTATGTAAGTAGTAATAAGTTATTAGTCGCATCATCATCTATACCTTCTTATGGTACACAACCATTAGATGCATATGATCATTCTGTTACCTTTAGTGGCACTTTTAGTGGAGAAGATTGGGAAGTATCAACACAAGACCATTCATTCTATACAGGAGATTCAATATACTACTCTCCAAACAAAATAACCCAGAATTTTATCAACTCTGCAGGACAACCTACTAGTAGAATTGTAGATGGTCCTGCTTTAGTAGATGAAGGCATATATTTTGTTTATAGAGTCAATCTTAATACAATAAAACTTTCAAAATCAAAAGCTGATATTTTAAGTGGTAGATTTATTAGTATATCTACTGAATATCCAATAACAGTAACTGATAACAAGATTCAAAAGACTGAATATAACAATA